TGGATTAGCGATCATTTTTGTTCTGCTATTTGTATGAATTTCGCTATCACCGAAATTTGTTGTCTTTCTGAAAACTCTTTCTGTCATTGTTGTAGCCCTCCTTTATTTTTCACCACCTTGCGCTACCCACGCTTCAAGTTCTCTTTTGCTAAAAATCCATGTCTTGCCGTTTATTTTTTTGCCGGGTAATCCCGCATTTCTAGCCCAAGATTGAATAGTCCTCTTTTTCATTCCTAACATTTCCGCCGCTTCCTCAGCTGTTAAAATATCCTTTTCCATTGTTTCCATTATTTCTCACTCCTTCACCAAACCATTTTTTTGATAGAATTTATCTCGACTTTCTAAAATTTGTTGTAAATTAATGTTGAATGCCTTCGCTATACTTGTGTTAAGCGTTAATGCGGTTGCGATTACATCTGTTATTTCTGAAATAGATTGTTCTGCCGCTTCTCGTTGTAGCATGTCGCCTTTTCTTAAATTGAATGTCATCGTTTCTAATCCGCTTTTTAACGCGTTTACTGCCTCTGTTACTTCTAGTTCAAAGCGACAAGTTAAAGATGCGTGATGGTTGTCCAGCCCGTTCAGTAGAGGCGGAATCATTCCATTGCTAAATTCATGTGCGAATAAGTAAGTACTCTGTGGCTCGTTGTAGCTATCAATTAACTGTTCTGCTTGTTCAAGTGAAACTGTTCGCTTTCCTTTTAACTGGTTACTTATTAACGCTGGCGTTACATAACTATCAATCGCTAGCTCTTTTTGCGTGCGAGTTTCTGCTAAAACTTGCATCGCGCTTGTTGCCGATGTTGATTTTTGAAACATAATATCTCAATCCTTTTTGTTTATTTTTTAGCGACTAATTAACAACTTATCGTTGTATACTATTGTTAGTCGCTCCCCGTGACTAAGTTGTCTGCATAAGCGTCGTTTTGGTAGGCGGCGCTTAAATTACTTTTAAAGTTTCCAATTCATTTGATCTAATCCCAAACTGGATAGCCATTTCTTTTACAACAGTTAGATAAATTTCAATTAAGCGCTGTTCTTCAGCAATACAATCTAATTTATTTAATTTCTTTATAGCTGTTGGACTCATCCCTTTTGCCGCCATTTTTGTTTGCCGATTCTCTAATCGTCTATTTAAATCACAATGCGCACGACTCTCAAAACGTTCATAGCTCATTTGAATAATGCTTCTAAAAGGTTCCGCACCTCCGAAATTTGCCGCGATTTTTCTCAAAATTACTGTTACTTTTTCTCTCCATTCGTTAGCATTAACGCTGAAAATCATCTTCATGTTTTTAACTTCTTCTTTCACTTCTTTAGCTTCTTTTTCAGCGTTTGCTACCGCCAAAAACATTTGGTTAAACATTTGTAGTTCTGGGCTTAACTGTGATGTATCAAGTTGAGCTTTGATGTGATTTTCCATTTTGTTAAATTCATTGATGTATTGAAGCTTAAATTCAATTGCTCTTTTCCCGGTGAATCCCATCGCTAACAAAGTAAATCCATCGCGGTTCATGTAAATCATTCGATACGTTTGTTTATTTTGCGGATGCACATAAGAACTTTCTTGAAATAGGTCTGCCGAATTTTCGGCTGCCCCTCTCAAATCGTCTATAGCTTCTAAAACATGTTTATGTTTCTTCTCGAAAACCTCAGCTACATTTAATGAAGTTGTAACTGCTTGATTGTTTTGTAGTACAACTAAATTAGTCATTTTATTTCCTCCACTTCGCTTACTCTCCAATCTGCTATAATTAGTTTGATTGGAGGTGATATTATGAAAATTAACTATGATTGTATTCGAGATGTTTTGTTGTCAGTGCGCGATCAAGAAGAATATGGCGATTTACATAGTGACTTTTTCACTGAAAGACTTGGTGACAAGTACTCTTTTCATGAACTTGCTAATGCGGTATCATTAATTCTGTATGAAGGTCTTGCAGTTGGTGATTATCCAACTGGTAACATGGACGGTAATTACGACTACATTATCCGTTTTCTAACAGTATCTGGAGACCAATTCATAAATTCTGTTAAAGATGACTCTGTATGGTCTAAAGCAAAAGAAGAAGTTAAAAATAATCCAATCCAAACTTTATTTTCTTTTGCCCAAATCGCCGTTAGTTTTTTCCGATAATCTATTAACTAATGAATTAATTTCTGAATAAAGTTCCGGCAAAATACTTAAATCGCTAAAATCTTCTCCAGTTATACTTAGTTCAATGGTGAGTACTGACTCTTTTCTATTTCTCTTGGTTAGGAAAGAGTTTGTAAATGCAATTTTCCTCATTTTCTAACCTCCTGTTTTGTTTTCCTTTCATTTTAGACACATATTGTGTCTTTATTATCAAAAAAAATATCTTCAATTGGCACATCATAATAGTTTGCGATTTTGTTAGCTAGTTTTAACGATGGAGTCCGGTCTCCTCTTTCAATTGCCCCTAACATTTGAGGTGTTATTTTTAAATCTTTCGATACCTCCCGTCTCGTTTTTGATTTCCTTAGCTCAATAAGCCTGTTTCTCATTTTTTCACCCCCAAAAGAAACGTTTTGTTTCTCTATAAACATACTATATCAGAAACATATTGTTTCTGTCAAGTTTTTAGAAACTTTTTGTTTCTACATTGAAAAATTAATGGACTGGAAACTAATTGTTTCTTATAATATACATATAGAAAGCGTAGGTGTTAGAAATGTTTAGTAAAAGATTATCTGAGCTGCGAAAGAAAAAAGGTTTTTCACAATACAAATTAGCCGACGAACTTGGATTTTCTAGAGGTCAAGTAGCTAATTATGAACAAGGAACAAGAGAGCCTGACTATCAAACATTACTGAAAATAGCTGAATTTTTTAATGTATCTACTGATTATTTATTAGGAAGAGACGATAATAATCTCGCTGACACAATCGCAGCACACATTGATTCAAACGCAACAGAAGAAGATATAAAAGATATACTTGCTTATATAGAAGAAAAAAGAAAAGAACATGCAAATGAAAAAGAAATAAACATCACAGAAGTAGCTTCAAGAGAAGATAAAGAGATAAATAAATTTGTTGATGAAAACGAAGATTTTAAAGCTGTTGCAGCTCGAGTAATGAATGACGCTGAAGCAGTCAAAGCTGTTAAGTCATTTATTGAATATTATGAGCAACAGAAAAAAGATTAAAGTATAATTTATTTACTTACTTGACTCTTGACTTGTAATTTATTTACTCGTTGTTGCTATTGATTATTAACTTTCTGTGAAAACGTGATATTTCTTATAAAAATTATGTATAATGTAAGTGCAACGTTGCAATAAAATCAACGGGGTATAAATACATGAAAACTTTAGATGAACTGAACGTACAACATGATATAGTGATGCTAGAGCACGAATTTACTTCTTGTTCATTCACTTTTAAAAAAGAAATTTTCATAGTTATTGATAGTAGATTAAGCCGAAGCGAGAAACTGGAAGACATCGCAAAGCTTTTGAATAAAATATAACTATGTAACCAGTTCGCGGCCGCGGGTTGGTACATACAAAAGGGAGAAAATGGGATGAATAAGTATAGTTACTTATTAAAAAAATGGTGGTTTTGGTTACTAATTATCTTGCTTGTCACTATAGGTTCGTTTGCGCTTTGGTATTCACAAGTTTACACTTCTGAATGGGGAAAAGGGTTATCAAAAGAAGAAAAAGCAGTTTTTGAATACGCTAAAAAAACAAGTAACAAATCTTTCGATATATCATCAATCGATAATAAGGAGCTGGACAAACTATATTCCTTAATAATGGATAGTGGAACATACAATAAAACTATAATTTCAGATCAAAAAAAACTAAAAAAATACTCTAACAAAGCATATGACCTTGCCAGCAAACTTACGTACGTTCAAAGAGACTTTGATATATATAAAAAAGAACTTAATAAGAAAAGAAATTTAAATTCTAAAGCAAAAAAAATGATGCCTTATGGTTTAAAAAACATATAAACAAAGAGAGCCTCCGGGCTTTTCTTTTTACCGAAAAAAGAACGTATGTGCGAAAGGAGGGCTTATTTATGGTAAAAAAAGTAAAAGGTAGGCGTTATGAGGGTTCTATTGAACAACGTAGCAAAAGTTCATGGCGTATGCGCGTTACTGTAGGCTATGACTACAAAGGTACGCCGATTCGGGCTGGCAGAACGACGCGAACAAAAAATGAGAGGGAGCGAGAAAAAGAGTTAAGAAATTTCATCACAGAATTAGAGCAAAATGGATATACAGCTCCTGCAAGAATGACATTTAAAGCTTTTGTTGAGAATGAGTATATGCCAAAACATGCACAAAATAACCTAGAAGTTAAAACCTGGACAGAATACTACAAATCTATAGTAGCAAGAGCTTACCCAGCCTTTGGCGGCGTTCAAATGGATAAAATAACTACACTTCATATAGTTAACTTAGTCGCAAAATTACAAAAGCCGGGCGCAAGATTAGATGTTAAACCTACAGATTCAGACGAAAAGAAAAATAAGCCGCTTTCGCCGCGATCTATCAGGAATATTTATTTTGCGATAAATTCAGTATTTGAAACTGCGGTTGAGTGGAAAGTAATCCCAATTAACCCCGCAGAGGGTGTAAGGCTTCCAAAAATAACTAAAAGACCGCCAACTATTTATACTCCTGCTGAAATTGAATTGTTAAATGCAGCTCTAGTAAAAGAGCCACTTAGATTGCAAGTAATGATTTATATAGCGCTAATTTCGGGTTGTAGAGAAGCTGAATTAGCAGCATTAGAAATAAAACACGTGAACTTAATAGAAGATGAGCTAACATTCGAACAAACGCTAGTTGCAAAGGCAGGAGAAGGTTTACTTCTTAAAGAATCAACTAAGAATGATGTAGCTGGGATAGTTTCTATACCAGCTTGGTTAACTAATTTAATAGAAACATATATAAGTAATGAAGTTTTAGACCTAAAAAATGAAGGGAAATGGTCCAATCACAAATTTTTATTCGCCGACATGGAAGGCAAACCAATTAGGCCCGATTCGATTTATCAGCGTTGGAGACGATTTTTAGAAAGACACAATTTGCCGGTGATTCGTTTTCATGATTTGCGTCACACATCTGCTACACTTTTATTGAATAAAGGTAGAGATATAAAAATTATCCAAGAGCGGCTTAGACATAAATCTAGTGTGACCACTTCAAACATTTATGCACATGTTTTGAAAGATACGCACAAAGATGCAGCTAGCGATTTTGAGAACCCTTTTTAAACTTTCTGCCCCACCTCTGCCCCACTTAATAAAAAATGGCAATTTTATACTAGAATTTCACAAACAAAAAACCGCTTAAACGCTTTGTTTAGGCGGTTTTCCTATATGGGTTGTGAGGGTTTCGAACCCACGACCCTCTGATTAAAAGTCAGATGCTCTACCAACTGAGCTAACAACCCGTTGTCGTATTCCGACAAAAAATATTATACCATAATTCAGCGATAAAACACAGCCGCAGCCACTCGCTGCGGCTATATTTTTCGGTATTAATAAACAGAATGTAGTGGTGCTTTTCCTGCTAAGACAGCTTCAACATTTGCAATGGCTATTTTGCCCATTGCTGTGCGTGTTTCCACAGTTGCGTTTCCGATATGGGGTGTTAATACGACATTATCCAGTTTAGCCAAATCCTCGCCAATCTTAGGCTCGAACTCAAACACATCCAGCGCAGCGCCGGCGATAACGCCTGTTTCTAATGCCTTAATCAGTGCAGCTTCCTCTACAACAGGACCGCGAGCAGCATTGATCAAAAAGGCACTTGATTTCATCGTTTTCAGTGTTGTTTCGTTCAACAGATACTTCAAGCTGGGACTGTATGCCGCATGGATTGTTACAACATCGCTACGCTTCAATAATTCTTCCTGACTCACAAACTCTGCATTCCACTCTTTCGCTGCTTCTTTCGGATGGTGCCCAGAATAAATAATTTTCATTCCAAAAGCAGCCGCACGTTTTGCAACAGCTTGTCCGATTCTTCCTAATCCAATAATTCCGAGCGTTTTGCCACTTAATTCAGTACCTAAAAAGAACGTTGGTGCCCAGCCTTTGAATTGCTCGGGGGTTTCGCGGCATAATCGGTCGCCTTCTGAAATTCTCCGTGCTACGTCCAAAATCAATCCAAGCGTTAGTTCCGCCGTTGCTTCCGTTGACACATCTGGCGTATTGGTCACTGCAATGCCCAATTCTTGCGCTTTTTTTACATCGATATTGTCAAAACCGGCACCAATATTCGCCACGATTTTAAGATTTTTTGCCGATTCCAATACTTTTGCCGAAATTGGGGAAGAAAGCGGGCAAATAATCGCATCCACTTCCGTTACATTTTTTATTAACTCTGCTTCTGTAATATTTTCCTCACCTGAAAAAGCTTTAACGTCCCATTCACTAAGAGCTTCCATCGTTTCTGGTAGTAATTTTCCTGCCACAAATACGCTCGCTGTCATCACGTTCACTCCTCAACTGCCATTTTTATTCTACATTCATTGTAATCCGTTTTTTATGAAAGGTAAACGATTTTCCGCTCCTTTTCCTAGCAAAATACGGTATAATGAAAGCGGAAGTGAGGTCGATATAATGAAAAAAATTACTGCGCCGCGGATTCCTGATGAGGATTTGACGGTTTATCCGAATGATACATATTTTATTGAAGATATTGGAGAAGTTAGTGAGCAAATCTTTAGAAAAACAACGCTAACTGGGGAAATTTTCGAGCATTTTCATTTAGAAACGATTATTTTTGATGGGTGTGTGTTCGATTCTGTTTCTCTTGTAAGCGCGAATTTGACTGATGTTGTATTTAAAAATTGTGATTTATCGAATTTAGATTTAATGGGCGCAATTATTCACCGAGTTCGTTTTGAAAATTGTAAATTAATTGGTGTGAATTTCAGTGATGCTACGCTTAGAAATTGCGTTTTTGTTGATTGTTATGCGGATTATGTTGCCTTTCGTTATGCTAACTTGAAATGGGTGGCGTTTGAGGCGGGCGCGTATACGAATAGTGATTTTAGCGGGGCTCAACTGGTCGATACCTATTTGGAACGGCTTGATTTGAATAAAGCGCAGTTTTTAAATTGCGCGCTAAATGGTGTTGATCTTAGCTCATGTATTTTTGAGTCTATCACTGCAATGCCGCAAGATTTGAAGGGCGTGAGCATTGATTTTTCGCATGCTCCTGCTTTGATGCCGTTGTTTGGAATACGGGTTAAATAATTGAAAAAAGATGGTTCCGCGTTACCTTGGAACCATCTTTTCATGTTTAATTAGCCATTCTTTGCGCGCAAGACCGCCACCGTAGCCTCCTAATGCTCCGTTAGTATTGATTACACGATGGCACGGGACGATGAGGGATAATTGGTTAGCCCCATTTGCTCTTGCCACAGCTCGACTTGCTGTTGGCCGCCCTAGTTTTTCTGCCAAACTTTTGTACGAAATTGTTTCGCCTATCGGAATTCGTCGCAGTTCATTCCAGACACTCTGTTGAAAATCTGACCCGATATAGCAAATCGGTGTTTTAAAATCAATCAACTCTCCATTAAAATATCGCGCTAATTCGGCTTCTATTTGTTGAATTATTACTGTTTTTTCAGGTGTAATAGCCGCGTTTAAGCACATTCGTAATTTTTTAATTTCTGTTTCCAATCCTTTTCGATCAACAAATTCCAGAAGCAATAGACTTTCATCATCAGAAATTGCGAGCATTGATCCAAGTTTAGTCTCAAGCCAAGCGGAGTATAAAATGATGATATCGTTTGATTTATGAGGAACCTCCCCCATCGTTTTTGAAAAAGCATCTCGGAACCCATTTCCAGACTCATAACCACTTTCAATTTGTGCATTAATGATCGAATTTCCACCCCGAATATGCTTAAAAGCAAGACCGAGACGCCGCGAACGCGCATACTCAATAAAAGTCATCCCAAACTGCTTCTTAAACTGGCGCCGCGCTGTATTTGCGCTAATGGATAATTCATCAAAATCTTTATCCGTCCATTTTTTCTCTGGATTTTTCTCAATTGCATCAACAAGCAACTTCACAGCTGGCGACAATTTCGTCGGATTGGAGAGTGGTTCACAACGCTTGCAAGGCCGGTAAGATGCAAGTAGCGCCTCCTTGGCTGTACTGAAAAACTCACAATTCTCTTTTAAAGGTTTCTTCGCCGGACACGTTGGGCGACAAAGTATTCCCGTCGTTTTCACTCCAACAAAAAATACGCCTTCATAATTCGAATTTTTCTCCACTAACATATCATAATATTTATCAATATCCCGCTGATTCGTTATCACAAGGCTTTCCCTCCTTCGAAAATCCGCTCAACTTCCAGCTGAATCGCTAAATTAGCCTGAAAAAAACTAAACGGCCCATAACTAATTCTTTTCACACCGATTTTTTGTAAGTCCTCGTTTGAGAGCATCCCATCCATCCTCATGACGTTGACCGGAAGCGGTGATTTCTCCACAAATGCGCGAATTAATTTTGGTGATAACAGACCCGGGATAAAAATAGCATTCGCCCCAGCCTCCTTGTATGCCTTTGCCCTGCTAATCGCTTCTTCCACCAAGTCTACCGTCTCATCCCGCCCTTGGAAAAAGACATCTGTACGCGCATTGATAAAAATTTCCGTGCTCATTTTCGCCGCCGTTTCTTTGATTGTCTCGATTTTATCACATTGCTCCTCAGTACTGCATAACCCCGGATTTGTAACGCCAATAAGCTGATCTTCCAAGTTCACACCACAAACACCAATCGCTAGCAACCGCTCCACATTCTGAGCCAGTTCCTCTAAATTTCTAGCATACCCAGTCTCTATATCCACCGTTAGCGGCAAACTCACATTCTTGGCAATGCGCGAAATAACTAAAAACATTTCGTCAAAAGTTAAATGCTCCCCGTCCACTACGCCAAGTGACTCTGCAATTGCATAACTGCTTGTCGCTATTACTGGTGCTCCGCCTTGTTGGATTGCTCTGGCAGAAGCGACGTCCCAGCAGTTGTAGAGGATTAGTGGGGTGGGTAGTTCGTGTAGGGATTTTAGTTTTTTAAAGTTTTTTGTCATTGGTTTCAACTCCATTTGTTAGGATGGAGTTAGTATAGCAGGTGGGGAGATTGGAGGTACCAGGAAAATTAACATGGATGTTTTTTGGTAGATGTATGTAGAACTGTAAACTCTTGCATACGCTAAGTAGCCTAAAATTCTCTTCCTCATCTTAAGCTACTTGTTCCCGTATATAGTTAATTTCATTCTCTCTTTGAAATTTGTTGTAGAATTTTGTCACTTGTCTTTTTATTGGTTTTTAATGCTACTTTAGTTTCTTTTTCTCTATAATTATTAATAAAAAGCAGCACTATCTACAACCATCCTTACCAATCCCAGTTTTCCGTAAAAGTTTATTTGAATGACAATAATTTAATAAATCTATTTTCAATATCACTAGTGAGTTTAGCAATTACAATCCTGTTTACTCTTTTGTACTCTAAATTTTCACTTCCCCCATAGCGGGCAGGAGTATTCTGGCGGTTCCCCACCTTGCTCTCTTCGACGATTCGATAAAACCCTACTTTGCATAATATTTAAAAATTTATCCATAGCATCAAAAACATTATTAAACTCATATTTCCCCACTACACTAGCTCTATCAGCTGTCATATAAACTTCAAACTTATCTTCATTCTTTTCAATTCTAACTTGATATTCTTGTCGATTATTTTTCTCACCTTCGAATATAGCGTATCTTAATTCCTGATAACCTAGTAAATAAATGTCTTCTTCTAAAATTTTTTTACATTCTTTTAAATTATAATTCATCCATTTTGTCTCCTTGTTATCTATTGGCAACTTGATTAGTGAGCTTGCTCTTACTATTCATAGCTCTGCTTTCCAATGCCAACCCGAAGATAAAGTATCTTTTTATTTTATAAAATTACTCTTCTTCTGATAATTTTTTCTTTCCTAAAGGCAGCAATTCTTTCAATTCCTCTTCTGTAAATAAATCTTGATTATCAGGAACTTTTATCAATAACTCTGGGAATTTTCTTACAAATGTTCTGATTCGTTCATTCTCCTCTTCTTCTGTATTTTTCTCTGGCCATAAACCTGTTTCAGCATATATCATTACTTCATAGGCATCGTCTGATGACTTGAACGCTTTTTCCATCAGCGCTTTTGTAATGGGAAAAAATACTGGTTCACCAGTTACTCCTTTAGGGAAAGTTATTTGAAACTCTCCATTTCTTTCTATTACTGCGAATCCATTTCCTCTATAAATTTTTTCCAT